TTCCCGATGTGAAGAACGATTCAATTGCTTTAGTTCCATTAGCACCAAAATCACTTCCAGTAGAGTTAGTGAACTCATACAATCTATTCTTGTTGTCGTTATCGAATGAGAATCCAAATCCGCGCTTCTGACCAGCGATCAATGCAGATAGCAGTTGAGTTGGTCTAAAGCCCGTCCAGATGCCATTCCAGCGAAAAGAAAGCTGTGCGTCAGGTGATGGTGAAGAAGATTGGTCTAGGTCAAGAACTACCATTCCTCTGTGATACCTATTCAATCCTTCTACCCCTGCCGCCCGATAGGTTTCTGGTGCTACCGTACTGATAAGATAGTTATCGAAGAACATCGTAGAGGCAAACTGCTTCAGCCAAGGAGTATCATTTGATACCCACTTGTTCACTTCCCTAGATAGTTTACGAAGCGAGAAGTATCTGGCAAATTCAGATTGGCTATTGGAATAGAACGCCCAACCATCGTGTGATCTGAACCAAAGCTCAGAGTTAGCTAAAGCTGTGTATGGTGATGTGCATCCCCGTCCAAGCAAACTGATCGTCTGCATATTGGTTGTTGCCCACTGCGCTCTTGGGATACTGACATCCATTGCGAATGCTCCGTTAGCAGTTAGGATGACCAATGCACCTTGGGCGCGGAGGTTAGTTCCAATCTGTGGCATTACTTTCATGCCAGTGATATTCCCCATCATAGATGGAGTGGAGAACGCACCACCCTCTGCCCAGTATCCGATCTCTGTGAAGTTCTCGGTATTCTTGGTATCGGTGAATCCGTTTCCGTAGATAATATCTGAAGCGTAGATTTGGTTGAGTCTATCCGTTACGAACACTCTCCCGAAAGCATACTCCATGATAGTCCCAATCGGCATCTTCTTGAGATATGGATTCAGTCTATACGCTGGTACACTCAAGTCTCCGTCCCACGCAATCGCATTCTGGTATCCGTTCTGTATGTACACTCGATCTTCAGCTTGCACGAAGAATGTGTGCATCATGCCGGGGTCATTCCCTCCGATTAACTTATAAGCGTAGGCTATGTTGTTTACTACTTTTAGGAAGTAGATCACCCCAGATACCGATAGAAGAATACCATCGTTGGTATTTAAGTTAGTTGCCCGATATGGATATGAACCTTGGAAGCTACCATTCTGAATATCGTTAACGATAATCTCATCTTGACCTTCCCCTGCTACGATTGGGATGTTACGGATGCTCGGCCTTGTCCTGTTAATCCCGCCTCGGAATGTCCTATTAACAGACTCTGCCACCATTGATGGAGGCAAATACGATGGGTGAGTATCTGCGTCTTGCGCTACGATACTTGTGAACCCATCAAAGACTGATCCATCTGCTGGCATTAGAAAACGATAAACAAATTACCAGTTGCGTTTCTATAAATGCTATTTACTGCAAGACCACCAGCAATTGCCGCTGCGTTACTTGCGTATACTGACAATCCAGTAAGTTTAGGTATTCCATTAATCGTTGTATCACCAGTGATGGTTGCCGTGCTGTTAATAGTTGTGGCTCCATCAACTCTTGCTGTTCCCGCAACATGAAGTGTAGCTGTTGGTGCGCCAGTTCCAATGCCTACATTAGCTCCTAAAAAGCAAGTAGCTTTAGTAACTGCTGCGCTTGTGTTATTAAAAGCAAAAATGCCATCACCCGCCCCATCAAATACCATTTCACCAAGAGTTGTAGGAAAAAAATCTAATGTTCCACCTTTTAACGGATTGGCATTTGCACTTTGAATGGTGAGAGAAGTTCCATCTACTGTGTTAATTTCAACTCCATTTCCTGCCAAAGATTGGTTGATGGTAAGTGCAGTTGTTGCTGATGGGTTAGTAATAGCAACAGTCTTTGCTGTTACCGCATTAGTAGAAGCCAATGAAGCTACGCTTGCTGCTCCAGATGATGTCAATGATCCAACATTTGCTGCGCCCGTTGAAGTGATAGAAGTTGCTGTAAGCGCACCAGTAGAAACCGCACCAGTAGTAGTCAATGGCTGGCTACCAAGATCAACTGGGCCAACTTGAAGAACGCTATTGATCGTAGCAAACTCTACAATCCCAGTAGATGATTTAGCTAGGACAGTATTGTTAGCTCCATTCGTCCAAGTCAGATTACTAGCACCATCAGTCTTCAAGACTTGCTGCGCTGCTGGAGTCTGGATGGTCTTCTGGCAAGCAGCAGAGTCTTCTACTACCAATCGTTTACCATTGGCGGTTGTTTCTAGTGGCTCACACAGCAAAGGATATTCCGAATCGCAGGGTGGGCATGGAGTGCAAGGTGTGCAGAGGCTCATAGTATTTGTAAAATTATTGCTATTGTTATTACGATCAACGAAGGGATTGTCAAGTCTGCAAGCATCGCTTTCAGCGTCCAGTATTTCGGATTGAACCCACCAAACACACTCATATCTTTCCGTAGTTTACTAGGAGATGCTTCGATGTTCCGATACTCAGTTTGAGAAATCTCCCTGCCAGCAAAGAAGAATATCCCTGCAATAGCACCGATAAACGGATTCTTTGTCAAAGCATATCCGATGCCTTGGAGTGCAAGGCAGATTAGGATATGAGATATGTTAAGATAGTTTTTCAAGGCTTTTTGATTAACACTTTATTCAAAGTGCCATTCTCTCTTGCGTAGATTGTTTTGCCTTTGTCTGGGCTTTCGTATGTTACTTTACTCATACATCATACCCCTTTTTTCCCAACGCTCTTGCTCAACTTCGTAGTCTGGTTTTTCTTTAGTGTAGTCGTAGAGGTTCATGGTTTTATGCGTTTTTAATTCTTGCTTGCCAATTTACAACCATATTTGTAGATGGTGCTGGTGCTGTTGTTATTACAAATGTTGTTGCATTAATTGATTGAGCAGTTAAGTCAATTGATCCAGAATTTCCCGTTCCCCTAACAAGCATTATGTCTTTTTGTAATGGAATAGCAGCAAGTCCATGTGTAACTGTAACGCTTGTAGTTCCCGCTAATATGGTATCTGATCCAGAATTTACTGTTTTATATCCCATATTATTTGATATAATTTTATTTAAAGAAGTGCTATTATCTACTATATTTTTATTTGTATTGTCTGTAATAACATTACTACTAATAACTGCATTATTTATATTAACGTTTTCCAAAACAATTCCATTTGTATTTCCATTTAATCCCGCACCACTTCCAATTGTTGCTGAATTGATTACAAGATTTTCTAAATCATTATTGATATAAATTCCATAGAGATTTTGACAAAACTCACCTCCATTTACATGTAAATCTCTAACTCCAACTCCAGTAGTTAATCCAGACCCTACATTTAAAAGACAATGACATGACTCAAAATGGATTCCATCTATATTAAAATTTGAAGATGAATTAATATATACTCCATCTTGCGTTGCTGAACTGAACCAACAATTTGCAAATCTACATCTATACACGCCGCCAGTAGAAAGTGGAGCGATTTTCATTCCGTATGTGCAATGATCAAAAAAACAGTTGTTTACATACATTGAAAATACATTTTCAATATTTGATTGAGGATCAATCAATAGGCCAACGCCCATTGTTATGACAGATGTATTAGAAATTATTAATGCACTGCTATTTCTTACTCTTATTCCAGCCAATGCAACATTTGCTGGGGTTTGACTTCCCATTAATACACCATCAATATATTGCGATGTGTCTCCACCTTCTGCTCTAATATGAATTCCTCCAGTTGCTGCATCTTGAAACCTACAATTTTTAATCCTTGCTCCAACTCCTGTCATTAAAATCCCGCAAAAATCTTTATTAAACCAACATTGTTCAACAAATCCAGCCCAAGAATCTAAAGCAATGTAAGCTCCTCCAGTTTGATTTACTTCTGCCGTAAAAGAAATTTTAGAAATTCCAGACCCTTCATTTCCAGAACCACTTGGTAAATTGAATAATGTTTGGTTTGGTTGTGTTGCTACAATATAAGTATTATATATTCCTGATCCCTCTATAACAGTTCCTTGTGTTAAAGTTGCTCCACCCGAATATCTGTAAGTTCCAGATGGAAAAAGTATTTTTTTCTTTTGACTTGAACTAATGCAAGAATTAATGGCAGCAGTGTCATCAGCAACCCCATCACCAACTGCTCCAAAATCTTTCACATTTACCACATCAGCAAACCTATTAGCCAATGTCCTTGCCGTAGTCGATCCAGTAGCAAGAGCCGTAGCACTCGATGCTGCCCCTACAAAGCTGTTTGCCGTCACTACGCCAGCGTTGCTGACAGTCATCTGGTCAACGCCTCCTACGCCGATGATTGCCTGTGTTCCGTCTACTGATGCTTTAATGTTTGCGCTCATAGTTTAAATATCGTATCCTTCTTTTTCCCAACGCTCTTGTTCAACTTCGTAGTCTGGTTTGTCTTTTGTGTAGGCGTAGAGGTTCATGTTATGCCTCAATTGTTACAAAACCTCTTACAATAGTTGCTGCGGCAGTCGCGCTTGATGTAATTTTGATATACAAAAAACCAGTGCCTTTAGAAATGTCAGATGTTGGTGATGGAGGTATTACTAAATTTACAAGGAATTGAGATGCTCCAGATATAGTTCCGCTTGATAATAATGTTCCATTTTTATAAAGTTCAATTGCATGTGATTGTCCCGCTCCCGGTGCTGTATTTACAATAACAGTGCAAGAATCTACGATGCCGTCAAATGGGCAAGTAATATAATTTTGAACCGCACTATTTTGAAGTCCATTTAGACCAAGATATTGAGTTGTATTTGATGGAAGAGTTGTTGTTGAGCAAAAAGAAAATGGCAGCAAATATCCATACAAATTATTTCTAAATGCTCCACGAACAAAAGAATTGTTTCCAGTTAAATTAAATGGATTTGAAAATGATGTAATGTTTGTAAAAATTGGATATGAAACTATTGTATAAAAACAAGTTCCACTTTCAGCAACAGCACTTACAGCACCAGCATCACCATCAAAATTACAATTACCTATGTTTGTGTTTGAGCAATTAACAAGCGTAATTCCATTTTGTCCAGATTGAACCGCTTGGATTCTGCAATTTTGAATTGATAATCCACTTGTTCCTTCTGCTCTTAAAATTTCAGATTGACTAAAATCAAGTCCAGTTCCGTTGATTCTTACAACATCAATTGGGTTTACTATAGAAACAACTGCCGCAAGAGTATTATAAATATGACCACCCTCAATATGAACCGAACCACAACCAGTTTCTATGGCTATTGCGTTATAGGTAATATAATTACCATTAAAAGTAAAATCATTTATTTCAATATCAGCAGCCTTTGGTGCTAATTGAATTCCAGCTATTCCATAATTTCCTGATCCGGGTGATGATGTATTATTTATTATATCGCAAGAATTAAAATAAATATCATGAGTATATGTCCCGTCAGTTGGGTTTCCATTTACATAAAACGCACTTTTATTTGTAGGAATATTTCTTACAGAACAATTAAAAAATTCAACATTGCCAACATAAGTTGTGTTTACAATGTGGTCGTTTCCAAGTTTACCATCAAAATGAACATCTTTAATTGATTGAACTGGATATAAAATATCTGTAGCTCTTGTGGGCCATTTAATAACTGAACCTGATGCAGCTTTTTGAGTTATTTTTGATGCTGTTCCAGAACCTTGAAGAACAAAATTTTCTGTTGTTGGCATTGTCAATGAGCCAACCAAATATGAATTATTTGTAGGTGGAATATAAACAAGTTTTGCTCCACTATTCAATGCGGCTTGAAATGCAGAAGTATCATCAGTTCCAGTTATTCCATTCCAATCGCCTACTGCACCAAAGTCTCTTACATTAACCACATCAGCGAAACGATTAGCTAACGAACGGGCAGTTGTGCTACCAGTAGCAATCGCAGTTGAGTTGCTGATATTGCCAAGTGCAGTTGTTCCAGCAAACGAAACATTCCCACTTGCATCTACACTCATAACATCCTGCGTAGTTGCTCCAGAATTGCCCCTAGCCAGCTTAATCGTGCCGTCTGGTGACGATGGCACTGCCAGCGTAAAGTTCTGCGTTGCTGTCGGTGATTGTCCTACTTGGACTGCGTTTGCTTTTATGAGACTCATACGATTGTATAGGTGCTTCCTGATGGAACTGTTAAAGTAACTCCGGGGTTTACTGTGATTGGCCCTGCTGACATTGCGTTGCGTCCTGCTGTGATTGTGTAGTCAGTTATCATTACTGAATCATTCTCGTAGAATACTCCGAAGGTATTTCCACCTACTGGAGCCTTACCGCCCGTTGTGCCTCCAGACGCCTCAACTGCGATACGAGCGTAGTAAGCTGCACGATCTGCAATCGCATTCATTGCTGCCTCACTTGGGCCGCATGGATTGCATTTTGAACTTCTGGAATTTCCGCAACTCATAATATATTTATCGTTAACGATAATTTGGGTTTAGTCAAGTGTTATTATCCTAATGCGTTTGTAATCTGTTGACCAGTTACAGCTACAGTCGATGCGTTAGCAAGTCGTTCACCAATTGAACCAGATGTTGTCATCGTGCTTGTCAGTGTGTTGAAAATAGCTGCTGGAGTTAAAACTGCCGTTCCAGTGGTTGCGTCAACGGGAACACCGAAACCAACGCTTGATGCCGCTGGTATGTATGCTGATCCCGTCAACGCTCCGCTTGCGTAGCTCACGCCGTTGCGAACATCGGTGGCCGCTGGCATTTGGCCTAGGGTTGCATCTACTAATATTTTAGACCCAGCCGTATCGCAGTAGTTGAATTTGGCTACGTTGCTCGTAATTTTTTTGAGGCGAATTCCTGTCCCACTTGTTGGTGACATCCCGAGTGTCCCGTATTCAAGCTCTTCGACGCTCACAACTCCAAGCGCGGAATTTGCAACTCCAACGGCTGCGGCAAGTCCAACCGACCCCGGCCCATAGCCATTGCCTACTGCGCGAGTAACAACGATAGTCCCAGTTGAAATATTGGCAACGCCAGATCCAGCCCCACCAGTTGCTGAACCGATGGCTTGACCTGTAATATTAACAGTTCCTGTAGATTGGTTTCCTATTGCGGCACCTGATCCACCCAAGCAATTCCCGACAACATTAATTGTCCCACCTAATACGTTTTGGATTGCATAACCTAAAGTCCCGCTCCCGCCCGTTGCATTGCCCGTGAAATTTATTGTTCCAGACGCGTTTGACAATGATAGCACACCACCAGTGCTCGACGCATGAGCGTCTCCAGTTATGTTCCCAGTGAAATTTAATGTCCCAGTTCCAGTGTGGTTTATTGGTGTGCTGCCTCCCGAAGTATTAACAGAGCTTGCATTGCCCACAATCGAGGCTGAGTTTGGGGTTGCTCCCGCATATGTAACAACCGTAGCCCCTCCCGTCACATTGCCTTGCACAACATTCGCGGTTAAGGTTACGCCATTGGAAAGTGTAAATGTCCCGCCTGCTGTCGCGCCACCAGTTGTATCATTTCGCACCTCAAGGCACGTTGCCGATGCCGTAACAGCAACAGCACGGTTGTTTGCAATTGCCGTATCGCCAGCAATAGGTGGCCCGAATCCAGCAACTCCTGCTGGAGTCGTTGACCATGTGCTGGTCGCGTTGAAATTCCCTGCGGCTACAGCGTAATAAGTTGCCATTTTTTAAAGTCCCTTCGCGTAAATAAACTCTTGGATACTTGCAGAAATTTGAGCAACGGCGGTCTTCGTTGGTTGGTCAACATTCTCAACGCTGCCGAGTGCCATTGATCGTGCGTAGTCGTTGGCGAGAATGACTTCGCCATTCGCGACCCGCGTAGGCACAAGGCGCATTGCCACGTTTGCATCTTCGCTTGCGTCTGGGTTTACAACGGATGTGATCGCAAGGTTGACCGTATAAATGTCGTAGGTTTCTCCGTCGATGACGATTGGGTTGGTTGGTTTCATATTTAAGCGTATGGTAAAGTGTATCGGTTTGTCCAATCTCCAGTAGCTCCAAGTGTTGCTACAATTGTTCCTGCGTTGTTAGTTTCGCTTCTTTTTACTGACCAAATTCCAGTTGCACCAGTTGATCCAGATGGTGCGCGACCAATATAAACGTATGGAGTTGGACTTGAAACAAAATCACTTGCCGTTGTAAATGTTGGTGCAGATGCTCCAGTTGCGCCACTTCCGCCTTGCAATCCTGTTGCACCTGTAGCTCCATTAATTCCTTGAATGCCCGTAGCCCCAGTAGAGCCAACTAATCCTGCGATGCCAGTTGCTCCCGTGCTGCCTTGGTTCCCAGTAACGCCCGTTGCCCCAGTGCTGCCAGTTGATCCCGTTGAACCAGTGGTTCCGATTACTCCACTGGCTCCCGTAGCCCCTAATCCACCAGTTAAACCAGTTGATCCGCGAGGGCCGACCATTCCGGTAGACCCTTCTGGCCCGATTGGGCCTTGCTGTCCCGTAGCACCCGTAGCTCCACTTGCGCCGATTCCTGTAGAACCTTGTTGTCCAGTTGTGCCTTGCTGCCCAGTCGATCCTGTGCTGCCTGTAGCTCCGCGCAATCCAGTAGCACCAGTGGTTCCGTTAATACCAGATAACCCGGTGGCTCCAGTGGCTCCTTCACCAGTAGCACCCGTAGCTCCTGTTGGCCCTCCAGATGGCCCAGTAGACCCTGTAAGCCCAGTTGCGCCTGTGGCTCCTAATCCCGTAGCCCCAGTAGCTCCGCTTGCTCCAATGGATTGTTGAGCAATACAAGCAGATTGAGCGGCAGCTTGCGCGAAATCTCTTGCGGCTCTTGCGTAGCCTGCAACTATAATAGTCTCATTGCAATTGCTCATAATTTTATCGTTAACGATAGTTTCATTTTGGTCAAGTATTATTTAAATCGTTATCAGAATTTTGACATATAATTAATCCAGCCCTAATTATTTCTTCCTCGCATTCGTCTTTTGTTCCTACGAATAACACGCTTTGAGTTGCGATTGCTTTATCCGTTTGTTCAAAAAATACAATGTTTCTTCCATCATAGACGAGTTTCCATGAGTTTGATTCGTCAAATGACCATCCGTTTTCGTTGGGTTGAATTATCATGTTACTGTTAGGGTTGAATTTGTGGAGTTGTATGTTGCTGTTCGTCCTGCGGCATTTACTAATGTAACTGCTGTATACGTTCTGCTCGTAGAACCTTGGAAGAAGCGGAAAGTCTGAGTTCCAGCAGCAGGAGGAACATTAAATGAAACGCTTAAAGTTGCAATTGGTCCAAACGATGCCGTTGCGGTTGAAATACCAGTTGTTTTTGAAGCCTGTATTGATCCCGAAGTAATAATTGTTTGCCCTGTGTAGGTTAATGTTCCAGACAGAATGAGAATTCCATTTCCTGTTTTATCAATGTTTCCAGTCCCTGCAATATTACCTGTAACAGTTATTGTGTTTGCTCCAATAGTGCGAAACTGCATTGAAGTGTTTAATTGAAAGTTATTAGACAAGGTTACATTACCCCCTGTATCAATTCGTCCTGCGGCGTTAGAGAGAGTAAAAAGTCCCGTTCCGAAAGCATTGCTTGATGTGTATGATATCAGTCCAGCTAACCCAGATGAAACAAACGATGTTCCGCCAGAGTAAGTATTGTTGCCACCTATTGTTAAAACTGCCGTTCCAGTTTTTGTCAATGATCCCGATCCACTTATAACTCCGTTGAGCGTTGATGCGCCTGTAACGGCAAGCGTTCCAGCGTTAATTTGCGTTGGCCCTGTATAATTGCAAGTGCCAGATAGCGTAAGTCCACCGATCCCGTTTTTAATAATCCCAGTTGTGCCAGTAATTGCTGTCGAAATTGTTGTGCTAATATAACACATGAATTGACGAAACAATGCCGTCGAAGATGCTATTGCACTTACATTGCTTACACCCACTTTTGCTGCACTGGAATCTGTTAATTTCATCAGACAATAATATAAAGCGTATTTACATTTGGAGTTACAATTAGGTTGTATCCCGCTAGTGTAATTTGCACAATATTAGTCAACTGAGTTGCACCTGTTAGCCCAGTTATATCAGACAAAACAATATTTGCTGGGGTCGATCCAGTAGCCCCCGTTGCTCCCGTTACGCCTGTAGCTCCTGTGCTACCAGTCGCTCCAACAAGACCACTAGATACAATCGCAAATATAAGTTGGTGGTTGTTAGCAAATCCAGTTGTTCCAGTTCCAGCGGATGTAACTAATGTTGATGGAATTGAAATATAACTATTTAATACAATAGTTGGAGTTGCTGATATTTTCCAAGTCTGGAAATTATTTGAATTATTTTGATCTTGTATTACAAAAGTGTCCCCCGTTTTAAATAGAGGAAAGAAAACATCAATGTCATTTCCAAGTGCGTCAATGTGAGAAAGAGTTACATTTGTTGATGCAACTTGAGATGCGTTGTTCCAGAATAGATGTCCAGTAGTTGGAACTCCGCTTATTTGGTTTGCATCTGCTTGGTAGTTATAGAATGTAGCCGATTGCCCCGCTATTCCAGTTGCTCCTGTCAATCCCGTGGCTCCTGTCGAGCCTGTCGAACCATCTAAACCGATATAACCACTTGCGCCTGTCGCGCCTTGTGGGCCAACCACACCAGTCGCGCCTGTAGCTCCCAACCCTGTTGCTCCTGTGGTTCCAATTACTCCAGTCGCTCCTTGTGGGCCAACCACGCCAGTCGCCCCAGTAGTGCCTACTCCTGTCGCTCCTGTTGCTCCAACTAACCCAGTGCTTCCCGTTAGACCAGTTGCTCCAGTTAATCCTGTGGAGCCAGTCGATCCAGCTCCAGTTGCTCCAGTGATTCCAGTGGCTCCAGTGGCTCCAGTAGGCCCAGTCGCGCCTATTCTTGCGTTCTGTAATGCACAATACGCTCGTTGAGCAGCTTCAGCACTTTGCCTTGCTGCCCGTGCATAAGAGGCTGCGAGTACCGTTGAACCGCTACATGGATCAGAACAAGAGTCACCCATTATCGTTTACGATAGATTTTCCACTAATAAATAGGGGATTGTCTTTTGGTTGTATCTAGTCATTTCTGAATAGACGAGATTGATGAATGCGTCCCACTGCGGCGGGTAGATCGTTTGGCAGCCCAGCGACGATGTGCTATTGTATCCTCCCCGATGGATGTTAATAGCGATTCCCATATCATCCCCAATACCGTCTCGCGTGACTGGCAACTCTTCTTTTGGGTTAGAAGGTCGAAGCGCAGGGTAGCCGCCTCCGGGTTTACTAATGCCATGATTCCCTTTACGATACCGATGAATGCCAGTCTTGAGAACCGCGATACCTTTCTTATATACCGTTGGATCAGTGTTTGCATTGAAAGTAGCATGAACAGAAGGAGATAAAAGTATAATCGCATCATCGTAGACGCTCCTTTGGTTGCCTGACGGCTGAAATGTTTCAGAATAATACCCCCTAATTCCAATTAGAACAACTCTATCTTCTATCCCCGCTCTTATGACCATCGCTAAAGATTTTTCTTTAGATTGTTGAGGTCTTGACTTTGGAATCATCATATATTATTCTTCATTTATGAAGACTTGTTTCAGGTGTAAAACCAAAAAAGAATTGAATGAATTTGTGAAATCCTCCAGATCGAAAGATGGATTTTCTAATAGGTGTAAGCATTGCCATAGAATTGCAAGCATTAAATCGTGCAGAGATAATCCAGATGGAAGAAAAGAATCTTACCAGAAATATTACGAAACACATAAACAAGAACATATCAAAAGATGCATTTCTTGGGCTAAAAGAAATCCAAAAAAAGTTAGAGAGATCAAGTTGAGGTGTTTTGAAAATATGACAGAAGATCAGATTGAAAGACTCAATCAGCACAGAAGAAAATCCACAATACAGCAAAAACAAAAATTCCCTGATAAATATAAAGCAAGGAGCAAAGTTAATAATGCTATTGCTAGAAATAAGATTCCCAAGGTTTCCACGTTGCAATGTATAAATTGCGGAAATCAAGCAAAACAATATCACCATCATAAAGGGTATGATGTTGAGAATTGGCTTGCCGTTGTCCCTATGTGTATTCCTTGCCATTCTTCAGCTAAATAAATGTCATTTTCCTTTACGGATGACGTTGATTAATCCAACAAGTCCTAGTCCTGCGACGATGATAGACTCTTGGAGTTCTGGTTCGATCTTAACCCCAACTGCAATAGCAATTAGGATCAACCCGCGCCATGTCGAGTTCTCACTCAGTTTTTCGAGTAGTGTAGTTAGTAGGTTTTTCATTTTTTAAGTCCTTTGATTTCTGGCAGTTCATAGCAGAACTTGCCGTATTGGGTTTCGACACACACGTTTGGGTGACCAAGCACCGAACATCCAGTTAAGAATGCCATGCCCAAGAATATAAATGATAGTAGTATCATTGCTAATGCTATTTTTTTTGCGTTCATTTTTTGCTTATTTGCTTTGCCATATAGATGCAAGTTAGGATACCAGCGATAATACTGATTATCCCACCCGTCATTCTAATTGACGCTTCTATTTCTGGTAACATTGAAATTACAAATCCTGTGGTCGATATAACTGTACCCATTAATCCGTGACTGGTAGCGTTATCGTTCATCCGTTTAGAATGTTATTGGTTTCCACTTTACTTCTACCCTATCATCAAACCACTCAAGGTAGCTTTCCCATTCTGTTTCTGGGCCGGGAGGTTCTGCTTTGATTAGCTCTACAAGCGTAGGATCAACCCAATCTTCTGGCACTGGATATGGTCGAATGGTATCAATCCGTGGATTACCTTCATCATCCAGCCCTACGCTGGAGAGATATTTTTCTCCGTTTGGAAATATGAGTCCGTATGTTTTAAGCATAATCTTATGTTCCGTAAACTACTTCTACTGCATCAACGCTCGCTACCCACCGCCATGTTTCAGCAGCGATACCAGTAACCAAGATGCGAAGTGTATCATCAGCGTTATTTGCAGAAAGCGCAATCGTTGTTCCTGCGGCGTTATCAGTTCCAATAGTAATTGGGGCGTAAACTTCAGAAGAAGTTCCCCCAACATTTTTCACGCAGTATTGGCGCAAGTAGTGAGCAACGGCAGTTCCATCTGATTTGCTTCCAGTAATGTTAATCGTGCAGGCAATGATCTTTCCAGATGGAATTCCAAGATAGGTTGTGGCTCCGTCCAATGCCATCTCTACTCCAGTATTCGTAGTAGTCTTGCAGCGAAGGACGAATCTTGCACGTTGGGCATCGCCTCGGGAGGCGAAGGAACCTGAAGCGTGTGCAAACATGGCATATCTATCAGAAGACCCCGAAAATCCCCCGGGAATGGTTGCATATGTCGCGCTTGTGTTATTTCTGTTTCCAGCAGAAAAAGAGTATTGTCCTGTAACAGAACTTAAAGTTCCAAATGCTCCTGCATTTAAAGCAGATACGCTTAAATCCGTCCCAATTGCGAACGCCCCTCCGGCTGCTACCGTATTGTTCCATCCTAACACAACTGAATATAGTCCGGTTGCTGTATTTCCAAAACCAGCGGCTAAAGAACCATCTCCGTTTGCAACCTGTGTTGCTAATGTGCGAGAAATCTGCAAATCAACCGCCCTTGTGCCCCTTGCATTTCCACCAGTTGCAGTCCCATCTGGTTTCGGGCCAAGAATCAACGCCCCCGTGCCTTTCGGCGTGAGGACGAGATCAGAATTTGTTTCTGTCGTGTTTTCGGAGAGCGTGACATTTGCAGATACACTATGGCCCGTGAGCAGCGTGCCTGCGGTGATGTTTGTTGTAAAAAGTGATGCACCACCACCAACACTTGTGCTAACTTGAAATGTTGCTCCGCTTACATTGATAACATAGTAGTTTGTCGTAGTATTAAGTCCCGATCCGCCAGTTAATACTGTAAACCTAATTGGCTGACCATTTGAAAAGGTAGACCCAGTTGCCGTAATAATGTCAGTCGCAGCAACGCCAGTTACAGAAAACGATACAATTGCATCTTCAATAATCAGTCCAGAGTTCTGAACAATGCCAGTTCCAACATCTGCTCGTAGGGCTGAGTTATCTACTACGCCGACTGATCCGCTGATTCCTGTGTTAGTAAGAGTGCCAGCAGACAATGACAATCCAGTTCCAATTGTAATCTCCTCTGCAACTCCTGTTGCTGCCGTTGATCGACCAAGCAACTTGTTTGTCGCCATGCTTGTCGAAATTACTGGGGTTGCCCCGCCAGTGCTTGTGATAGGTGAGGTTGCAGAAACTGATGTTACTCCACCGCCGCTTCCTGTAATATCAAGTTTACCAGTAAAAGGATTAAATGTAAGTGCCATATTTTATGGGTATGCTACGGACACAGTTGTCAGATTAGCATCGTTGGCAACTGGAGGCTGAATAGCGTAGGTTAGGGTTAAAGTTGCAACTGGGTTCCCGTCTTTCAAATACTGCACTGTGGCAATATTGTTAGTCGAGCCGTAGTAAGTAATATCAATCTGATCGTATTCAGGAATATCAAATCCTGCAATCTGTTTAAGAGACTCGTAGATATTAAAGTTCTGCTGATCTGGAGTTAAATCAACAAAGCAGGGTTGTGATAGTGCTGGAGTAGCCATAAGATTGTTATCGTTAACGATAATTAACCAACAGGAAGCGCGGCAGCTACTGCTTCATTCAGAACAAAGAGTTGCTGGTCTTCCGTTGTTTGTACAAAGCAGTTTTCAGATACAGGAGTAAGTGCACCGATTGTAGCAAAAGCTAGATAAAATTGATAAAGCCTAGAGGCATCGCTGGCTGCGTCAAAGCAACCGAAAGAAATTGGAGTAATGCCAGCCGCCGCCGAAACCGTAATCAGAAGTGGATAGAATTTATTGTGGTAAGGTAAAGATGTAAAGCAAGCCATAGTTTTAGAAAAAGTTATGGGCAGGGAGGGTTAAAGACCTCCCCACCCAATAATGGGGAATGGGTTAGTAGTAGATACCAACAACGTAGGCGT